CTCTCCATCCGGATGTATCTTTTTTAAAGGTTTTTGTATATCCTCCAGCTCCTCCTGTATCTGAATATCCTCTATTGCCTCCGCATCCACCACCGACAAGAAACACATCGACCTCCGTACATCCAGGTGGAACCGTCCATGTGTAATTTCCTGCCGGATAAAACCGCTTCTGAAAGAATACTAACTTCTTACTTCCTATCGTCCTTCTTCTCAACATATCAATCCTTCTCTTTAACGGTTATTGAATACATGACACCACTCGTAGCGATCTTCAAAATGGACATCTCGAAAGGCACGCCGGAAGTAGTGGTAATAGAACTACCGGACATTGATCTAAAACTGCCAGTAGTAGGGATAGGCTGCGTAAAAGAAGCAGTAGGATTACAATCAAGGTATATCTCTTCGCCTACATTCAGTGCCCTTGCAGACTCATTTATCGATAGGTTTGAAGCGGAGGATAGGGTAGCCTTAACCAACCTCTTGTTTGTTGGTATATTCTCAAGAGTTGTGACAGCATTACTCCCTGTGCCGAAGTTTACTATATCATCCACCCTCTTCTTGTCCTCCGCCGACATATACCCCGCTGTGGCGGAGGTAGCGATAGGGGGAGTGCGGTATTGACCGTTGTTGGAGAGGTATTTTGTACCATCACCTCTATTGGTTAATTGCAAAAGATTTGTAACCTGTGTATATGTTTTATCTGCAGAAATTTCGATAGCCAATATGGGTATAGTTGCTCCAGTATTTTCATACATAATAGCACTTATTGTTATAAAATACTTTTCTTTAGGTTCCGTTGTTTTCGTAATAATTATAGGAATATACGAATCATCCATATATGCTAAAGACACTCTATTCTCCCACGCATTAACTATTTTTTGATAATCTTCATCTGATAATGTACCACTTTCATTTGGAAATAAAGTTGTCAATTCAAGATACTGATTGCTCGCCACTATCTCCGACCACGCCCCATTGTTACGCCCGTAGGTTTTTCCGTCCTTTGGAGCATCTACCGTAATAGCCGCATCTTCTCCTGCTGGGCCTTGCGGACCTTCTGGACCTCGATCTCCTTTATCGCCTTTCGGGCCCTGTTCTCCCGTAGGACCTTGAGGACCAGGATCGCCTTGAATACCCTGTAAACCTTGAGGACCTATATCGCCTCTTTCACCTTGAGGTCCTTGAGGACCGGTATCACCTTTGTCACCTTTTGGACCCTGAGCACCTTGAAGCGGACCATTGTTTTTCCACACGGAATTGATTGCATCATAAATATAAATGTCGTACGGAGCACCTGTACCAACTCCATAAGCATCACCAGCTTGTGGGGAAACTATTGTAGACCCTAATTCTTCCTGCGTGCTAAAATATCCAAGTACCTTAAAACCACTTCCCGTATCTCCTTTATCGCCTTTTACTCCCTGCTCGCCTTTAGGCCCAACAGGGCCTTGTGGACCAGTTTCGCCAATAGGTCCCTGCGGGCCTGTTTCTCCTTGAATCCCTTGTTCTCCTCTAAGACCTTGCGGACCAATATCACCCTTTTCACCCTTCAATTCTGCCTTATCTTCTTCCGTCAAATCAGAAAAATGCAATTTCAACTCGTCTTTCTGTTCCGGCGTTAGATCGGAAAACTTCAACTTCAAATCATCGTAAGGGACAAGTACACGATAAGCTGTATCTTCTTCACTGGTGTACTTCCATTCAATGCCTGTGCTACCGGTACGGAAAACAGGAGTATCACCGGCAGTACCTTTCAGATCGGACAAAGCGACAAGATTCTGCCAATTACCGTCCGTATAACGCCATTGGATATAGGTTTTATCCTGATTTACCTGCAAGAATACTTCACGTCCATCTACACCCTTCAAGACAGACAGAGCAACACGTACAAGCTTATATGTGCTACCCAACACCTGAAAGGCGGGAAGAGAGGACACACCGGTAAGTGAACTTACCTCTTCGTACTGCCCCGGATCTTTCGCCGTAGACGCAATCAAATCCTCCACCGCTGCCGCAATCTTCTGCAAGTCTTCCGGCGTGATCGTTGTCCCGTCTGATAATATGATATCTCCTGCTGCCATAGGTGTTAATCTATTTTATTCCTCTGTTCAAAAATTGATTTTGCATCCGCCAATGCCGATGTATATATAGCCTCGCTATCTGCATCCGGTATAGACTTGTCAAATGATATATTCTTGGTCCCGTCTGCATTGATGATTATGTAGCCGAAACGAACATCTGCCTTCTTGACTGTACCCGTTACCGACTTTACGTTTTCCCCTTCATCCTGTGTGATATTGTACTGTACTTCGTAACCTGCCACATTGTTCAGGTATGTGCTCTTGACCACTGATGATACTTGTTCGAGAGCCATAACTTATTCCTCCTTATCTTTAGTTTCCACTTCTGTCGTTCCGGCTTCAACAGCCTTTGCTATAATGATTTTAAACGACGTACAGATTATTTTCATCATCTGTTGATAGTCATTATCTGATATTTCTATTGCCCCCGTTGAATGGTAGATGATATGTGCCAGATCATACATTGGAACGGATTCTGCGCTCTTGATTATCGCATCTCCAATTTCATGTGTCAAATCAGCCTTCTGAAACTTATCTACACCATATTCTACATTTAACTCTTTGAAATTTACTTGTTTCATAATGATTTATTTTATGTTATTAAAATGCGTTACTGTCTATATAATAATTGTTGTTGAAATAATAGAAAGTCACTATAGTTCCAGGAGTTGCTTCGTATTGCCCATAAGCATAATTACCACTGCCATATATCGAACCAGCTGTACCTATTATGGGAATACCCGATACACCTCTAAAATAAACTTTTGAACTATATCTTGTAAGAATAAAAGTAAACTTGATAACCGCCTGATAGGAAAAAGCTAGACCGTTTGAATAGTAATCGTTTTTTGAAAAAACAGCTTGCAATTGCGCTAGTGTTGGTAAGGTCAAATAACTATCTCTATTAGCCTGAATAACAAAGATGTCTTTATACCTAAGTTCGCTACTATTCCAACTATTTCCAACAGAAGGCATAAATGTGACAACGGACAATCCTCCTGTGAATGAATTAAAGCCTTGACTGTATATAGCTACTGGATAATCGCAATTATCCGCGACAATTTGCAAACCAATGTTTTTATTCCCTGTCGGGTCCCATTTAAGTAGACCGTCGTAATGTAAATAATTACTTTTACTATTTTTGATATAAGCAGTAAGAGTGAATGCGCCACCAGTTGACGATGGAATTAAGTCTTGGCCAAAAGAAACTTCGGTATTAGTACCCTTCATTACAATGTATCCTATGCTTCCATCAAGATCAGCTTCGCACTTTAACCATTTATCAGCTGTTATAGTAAAATTTCCAATATAGGCTTGATTTGCATATATACTATCGGTATCAATCAGTGATGTGATGATATGACCACCAGATATAATCGTTGATCCTAATTGTGCTTGTTCAACCTTATCTAAATAAGCTAGAGCCTTTAAAGACGAACTGTTCGCTTTGCCATTAAATTCCTGTAACAATGAGGACGCAAAATTATTTTTAGAGATTGAACTAGCATAAGCCAATGTGCCCAAGTCGGATTCATCTACTTTTCCATTTATACGAGAGTTGACATCCGTATAATCGGACAGCATAGTAAACGAAACAGCACCAACGAGATTGATTCTGTTTGCCTGAATCAAGATACCACCAGTTCCGACATTGATTGCATTAACAATAGCCTTTCCGCTTTCCATTTCCTTCTTTGCAAACAAAGTAACACCATCCGCCTGCGTGATCCACCCGGCACTTTCTATCGTATTGTTGATATTATCCACCTTTGTAGATATACCGGACATCTGTTCTGCGGTAATCTGCAACTGACTGTCAAAGTGCACATAGATTTCTCCCGTCTCATTATCTACATAATCTTTTGTCGCCAACAGTTTGATGTATTCGTCTGTCTGGTCGATCTGTGTCTGCAACTTGACAATAGCATCCGCAATCTCATCAGAAAACAGCCCTACACCATAAATAAGTATCTCACCAGTGAACCTCAGTTCAAAATCACCTTTCCCGTTCCATTTCCCGACCTTAGACAGTTTTTGATAGCTGTCGCTTTCCGATAGCTGCTCTTCATGATACAACTCAGTTCCTGGAATACCGAAACCGCAAGAACCGGGACGGAGCACCTTATAGAACAAAGAGAAAGAATACGTTTTTTCTTCTTCTTCCGTGTGATCCGGGATATTCATTATAGCATTCTGCTGAAGGATATACGTGTTCCTTATTCGCAGAACGTTTTGACCGTTGTCATTATAGATATCGGCAACTTGACCCTTTTCTACATAGAAGCTACCGTCCAGCCAAAGATATTCTCCACCTACGTTGATAAAATGAACGTTATTTGCGGCTGTCCAATAGTTTGTATTCTGGCTGAAAGAAGAGTTTACAAGGATGTTACCTCCTTCGGCGGATATGTCGTTACGGATACTATCAATAAGGCTTTCAAACTTGCCGTTCATGGCAATAAAAGTCTGCTCAATGGTATCTCCGTTTTGAAGAATGAATGTCGAGTTTTCAACGTATATCCCGTTCAAATAAGCCCCATAACCAGACAACTGATCGCCTCTCTGTGTCCTGATTCCTGTCAGATGTCCAATACGGGCTTTCAACTTGCCTTCGGTGCTGGCATCAGTAATACCATCGTACACATCGATAAATGGCGCACCGCTATCGGCCGTTGTTAGATATATCAATCCCTGCCGGTCCGTATCTTCATTGTTACCCCAACGAAGGGCAAAATCTCCGGCTTCCGGTTGCCCTGTCCCTTCTATCAGAGGAATAGCTATATCAAAATAGTCACTGTCCACACCGATACAACGTCCGAAAAGATACTTGATACTGGTCGTTCCCGTCCGTGTCTGTATTCTGACACCGTCACCCTTACGCAGGTTCATAAGCATAAGACCATCCATATCGTCCATATAGCAGCGATAACGGTCAGACATCACTTCTACTCTGGCTATTTTGTTGATATCAGAAACAATCTGGCTACCTCCTAAACCGTAAATCTGGGAATAAACAATCTCGTAAGCAGTGAATGTCTTTCGAATAAAGAGGTTGTCCATCTCCCCGGTGGCCGTCGGTGTGTCTATCTGCCATCCCCAACCGGTAAAACCGGATGCAAAAGTTGGCGATCCGGTATTGCCCCCCACATAGATATCACTCCTCACACGAAGCGAATCCAATATGGCGGCGCCCGTACTCTGGATCTCCCAGCCTTTACCTTCCCAGCCGTCTATGAAAATGGAAGAGCCGATCTTCTTGTCAAAAAGTATATTCCCGTGGGCGGTATCGTCGATATCTTTGCGAAGATACATATCACTTATGTCTACATAAGCCTTATTTATCTCATATAGTGTACGCAGTGCGGAAAAAACATTTTCATCTGAAGCAGCAGTAGCATCATCCTTTTTCACGATATAAACACCAAAGCCGCCACCTTGATTCACATAAGTATTCCCTTTAAACTGAATATTATCTAACTTTTGTTCCAGTTCCCCTAATCGGGAATAGGCTGCACTTTCCCCGATTGTGTATACAGGGGAATCGTAGGGGATATCCAACTTCTTCTCAAAGCCGATTACGCGAGAGATACGACCGTTCTCAAAATACGCCTTATTTATAAGGTTTACTTTCTGCCCCGGCAACAGATTGATTTCTTTTTCTGGATTTAACAACCCATTGTTTTCATCATAACCGGAAGCCCGGTAAGAATTAAGACTGCATGTATATGTCGAAGGATCAGAAACGACCTTGTCCTTATATGCAATCGTTCTTTCCAAAAGTTCCTGTTCAGCCTGTGGAATTAGAGCGTCATTTACATAACGGGTATCAAAATTGTACAAGATATATTTATTCCCTATACCTGGAATAAGTGGGCTTTCTGGCAAAGTCTGTCCATAAGTATCATTGCGTACTATTTCAAACACTTGCGCTTCCGGGTTATCTTCCGGCAATCTTTCCGGGTTGAATTCCAAAGCAAAATCCATTCCCGAAAGGGGACCGGTCTGAAATATGACGTGCAAGTCCTGTCCGGGAAGAATATATTCTTTTTTAAATGTCAAATTCGCATCCTTGAACCGATATACAGTGAATGTGATAGGATCGCCAGAATCATCCTCATCCGTGATTTCCTTAGGAATTACTTCAGTTATCGTTCCGGTCACACGAGGATAGATGTCCTCAAAGATAATGACCGCTTCAACAACCTGCTCTTCCTCCAAGCCTTCGATAACATCCACATACGGAGTCCCAGCAGGAAGCATCAGTCTTTTTTGGACGACACCCTCGACGACTGCCCCCGTTTCTCCCTTCCGATAGTCAGAAGGGAGATTTCGAGACGATCCAAAAGCATATAGTCTTGTTGCAAAAATATCCTGACTCTGGCTCCTTGACATTGAAGATATTTCCTTCCCTATTTCCAAGTTTACAGGTTCCCCATGTTCCAAATGTCCAAGATATATTTTATCCCCATCAACCCACCATTCACATTCCCATGCCTCCGCTATTTTTGTCAGAGCATCTATGATGTTTGTGTTGTTATACTGCACAAATTTAGCTACAGGATCAACAGTGCTATCCACTATAGCTTGATATTCCTTGCCTTTAAAAGTAAATCCTATTGCACGGAGATTGGAAACGACAATGCTCAAATGCGCTTCCGGGGAACGGGTAAGGCTCCAAGATGCTTCTTTATTTCCTTGTCGATCATAAAAAAGTATATGATTCTTCCATCGATAATAATGTGATTCCAGCCTGAGTGTATAATCATATCCACCGTTAGAAGTATTAAATGTTGGGTATACTTTATCTGTTATATAATAAAGCGAGCCTTCATAATCAACATTGTCTCCTATCTCCAATCGTACCGGAGTTTCTAAAGAGAATACAATACTAATATAATCCTCTTTCATCAGCTCAAATCGATGCAATGAACTCGATCCTATTGATACTGACAACTTGATTCTGTCTGATATGTCCCTTATATCAATCATATGTTCAAAGTTCAGGGATAAAAAAAGGAAGTCCAATTTTCTGAACTTCCTAAATACGACAATCATTTTATTGTCGTGAATTAATCTCTATCATCAGGATTAGGCTCTTCAAACTTAACGGACAACCGGCTGTTCATACGTGACCGATCAAGGGCAAAACTTGTAGATTTTTTATACACAAGGGTAAAGGATATACCAATAGCCGGAACCCGAACTATAACTTTCCCTCTTTGAAGTTCCGAAACAAACTTTGCATAATTGGACAAATATTCTTCGGGAGTATCGCCGTGAATATTAAACGTCAATGTCACATCACGACTTGAAATTTTAGGATTGTTATATATTACCATCTTCCCGTTTTCAAGGCGGCTTTCGCTTTCTATAAAATCCTTATTGCCGGCAGGAGTAAGAAGGTTCTGAATAAAGCTTTCCCCCATAGCAACCCTATATGTTCCCCAAGCATCATTACTGTTTATAAATAAGTCTCCCAACATAATCTATAATATTTTTGCAGTTCCGTCATTTATAATATCGACTTCACATCCTCCGATATTTACAACTAATATCACGGAATAGTTAGTTGCTTCTATTTTAGCCTTTCCCCCGTGCATAAGCATTACCTTATGAACCTTTGTATTATCATCATAAGACAAGCTCGCAATGGTATTTCCTACTACTGCAACATTCGGTTTATTGCAGAGTTCAATATATCCACAATCCACATAAACCCCAAACGGTTTCACATTCTTGGCCATCCCCCTAAATGATTCTAGGGGTGGATAGTTGTTATGTTCGCAAAACTCCCGGCCTTGTGGGGAAAAGAAAAGCCAACACAAACTTTTCCAGTCTGTAGCTTTTCCTGACTCACAACAAGCACCTAAAGAGATTGCTTTCTGCATTATATCATGAACTTTCATACTATAAATTATTTGTATTGTTTTCTATCTTTGTCAACTTGGAAACTACTTCTTTTAATTGCTTTACCGTATCTCCGGTATTATCACTAATTTGCTGCAATTCTATATATATATTAGCCATCATCACGCGAGTTTCATCTGCAATATCATACAATGACGCAATTCTTATATTTATCGAATCAATACTTGCACTTATATACAGCAGATTTGCAATCTGATTAGAACTCTGCAAATACAAAAGAATTTCTTCCCCAATCATTTGCAAAGCCGTAAATCGCCCATTCAATTCATTCGCTGAATCTTGAGACATTACTTCAAATCCTCCGCTTGTTGCCTGTTGCTCATATTTGCTTTCATCCTTTAGCCATTTGCCAGAATTTTCAAATATTTCTTGTGCCTCCTTGTCCATCTTTTCCTTCAACTTATTCAATTCGGCTTCTTCCCATGGCGACACGATACCGTCAGACATATAATCCGCCAGCTTATTCATAAACTCTTCTACAGAAGGAGAAAGCTTGTCCTTTAAAAAGTTTATGATGGCTGTTTTTATTAGATTCTGAACAATTTTCATTGAAGACTTTGCAGCATCTTCTCCCGAAGCCCATGCTTCAGCATAAGCTTGTGCAAATTCATCAATGGCAGACATTACATCGGTACCCGTAATAGCCTCTACAGCCTTCTCTTTATTTTCCTCAAGCCGGTTATCGATATCTTCTAATTGTTTCTGCCATTCCTTTATTCGGTCATCGTCAGTTTTTTTCTTGTTCTGTTCTTCCTTAATCTGTTGCTGAATAAGTATTTTTTGCTGCTTTAAAAGCTCATCCTGTTGACTTATAAGCTGTGCAGCACTTGTAGAATAAGCCTTTTCTATAGACCTTCCCAGCTTTTCATATGACGCATCAAGTACATCAATCTGATCCTGTAATTTCTGGATGCGCTTTTCATTCTTTTTATCATGAATTTTAGCGATAGCGGAAGCCAAGGAAGAAACGACGCCAATAGCTGCTCCAGCTGCGGCTCCAATGGGACCAAACATTGCTCCGGCTTGCGCTCCTTGCATTGTCGAATTAACAGCATCCATTGCGATATTCAAACCTTCAGCTATACCACTAAATACCCCACCAAACGAGTCGCCCAGCTTGCCAAATGTATTAGACAAAAATTGGACCGAAGAAGTAACCTCATTTACACCTTCATTTATAAGCTGCAATGATTCCGTTAATTTCTTAGGATCATTCCCTGCGGCGAAAAAACGTTTTAAGCCTTGTGTTACTTTATCAAATGCAGGCTGTAAAGTCTCTGCTTGATCTTTTACTCCCCTTAGCGATTCACTGGCCTGCCGTATAGCTTCCGGTACTTCTTGCCAGCGTCTAAATTCATCTTCTGTTATACCGAGTTTAGAGCCAACAGTTGCGTTCCATTTACCATTGTTGATAAAATCAAGTGCTTCCTGACCTTTTGAAGCAAGTTCTTGCAGCTCCTTCAAAGATTTATCGCGCATATCGCCAAAAAGAGCAATGATAGCATTTGAAGAATTTTTGGTCTTAATTTCAAGATCAAGCAATTCTTTATCCCATTGCTTACCAAGCATCAATTTTTCACCTTCCGTTTCAGCATCAGCGATCTTTTGACCATATTCGACTGCAAGAGCCATTTTCTTCTCCTGGTAAGAACCATATTCTTTCAAATAATCATTCATAGCCTTACGCTGGGCTTCAACCTGCTCATATTCCACTTCTTGAGTAGAACGCATACGGGTAGTTTTTGCCTGCGTAACGGCCGTTTTTATTTCAACAGTCTGCTCTTGCGTCAGTTTTCCTCCTTGCGCCTCCCTCCATTCTTTCTCCTTTTTACGGATAGCCTCTATTTCACGATCGTAATCATATTCTATTTGGGCAATGCGCTTATCGGAACCTTCCTCCATCAGATCAATCCGGGATTGCTCGTTACGACGTTGAAGTTCGAGCAGTTCGTTGTTTATTCGCTTCTGAATCTTCTTTTGCTCTTTTGCTTGCTTTTCGGCTTCTTTTTCTGCGGCTTTATTTTGTTTATCATAAGAATCGTAAACTTGCAATTGCTTGGTTGCTTCTTGTATATTAGCTCTTGCCTCTTTATATCTTCTCACGGTTTCCTCATCTATCCCTTCAAATTTCCCTGCGTCAAGTAATTTCTTTTGGTCCGCAGCTATTGAATTTAGATAAGATTCCGCTTGAGACTTCATCGTCTCATAATGTTTCTTATTCTCTATTATGGCTTGGTCTGCCTGTTCTTTGTCAAAGAATGGGTTATATTGTTCTCTGATTCTTCTGACATCATTATTGTATTTATACACTTCAAGCGAAAACTTCTTCAACTCGTTACCTAAGTTCGCTAAAGCAAGAGGATCTTTAATTTGGTACTTATCTCTTATTTTTGCGATTGCTTCAGAAGCTGCTTTTATAGAATTTTCTCCTTGATTGTATGATTCCTCTATTGAATCCCTAAAACCTTTTACTATTTCAGAAGAAAGTTGTTGATTTGCTATTCCGTATGTTTTTGACACGGATTTCTCCAAATCATCCATAATTGATACTTGATTCTTAATACTATCTTCTGTCGCTTCATCAATCGCCTTTTGCTGGACCTTTGCTGCTGTAGCCTCTTGTATTGATTTTGTTACAACTTTATAAGCATTGTTCAATTCATCTAAAGACGACTTTTCTGATAGTAGATAAGGCAAGTATTCCCCATACGCTTTGTTTATCTCACGTATGGCATTCGCCCGTCCTTGTGTCCCTTCTTCAGTACGTTTAACCGCATCGAACAATAATTTAGCATTGGCTTGTCCTTTTTCTACTAAATTATTAAATTCTTTCAATGACTCATTCAACCTCTTTTGCGCTGTATCAGCTCCAAACAAATTCTTCGTCCATTCGATAATATCCTTTCCATAGACAGACAGCATTGTTATTGCAACAACAAGTGCTGTTTGCCAACTGAAAATAGACGAAATTAACTGTTTCCATACAGGAGTCACTTTAGCTACATCATTGTTTCCGGCCGCAACAGCCGCTTTAAAAGCCTTGTATTCTGCCGACGCTTTCTTTAACTCGTTTGCAAGCATAGGGAGGTTGTTTGATATGGCCAAAAAGAAAGTATTCCATCCTATAGCTAAAGATGGCAATTCTCTCGCTACTTGTTGTACCGACATTCCCAAACCATTCCAGGCAGAAGCGTAGTTTCCTACATTTCTTTGATATCGGCCGGTAGCCTGTTCTGCCGCACTAATCTCGGTATTCAACGACTGTATCTGCTTTTGCAAATCGGTTCCGATCGCAGCCTTTCTATCCGAAGCGGACAGACGATCATATTCTGCATTAAGTAATGACAACTGTTTTCTCAGGGAAACAAGAGAATCCGCTGCCACCCCTTCTATTTTTATATTGTCGGAATATTCTTTTCTGAGTTTTTTTAGAGCCTCATTTTCTATTGTATATTGGTGAGTTATTTCCTTTAATTCAGTCAAGATATTTGATCCCTTTTGCCCCCTCTTGTCTATATCAGACAATGCCAAATAAGACTTATTTAGTTTCTTGACATCTTCATTTAAGGCTTTGACTTTCAACTGTTGTTCAACAAATACATCCGTAGCATTATTAAGCTCCGATGCCATCTGTCGTGCGCCTTCCATTACTCCATTAGATACATTAAGCTGATCTATAATACGTTGATAATTTTGAACCTGCTGCTCATATTCTTTCAGTTTTTGTGTCGATTCCTGATATTTCTTATTTAACTCTTCGAAACCCTTCATGTCACCAGCAACATTAAAGTCTTTAAGAGCCGTTTTCAGAGCTTCTACCTCTTCTCTGAGTTTTTGCACTTCTTGCCATTTGGCAGAAACATCAAAACTAAGTTTTGCCATAAATTACCCCTCTTTCTTTGTCCGGTTCAATAAATAACGTCCGTCTCGCTCGATAATCAGATCACCTGTGACTTGGTGTAGAATATCCTTTTGCATTAATAATAGATTTCTATATGGAATACGATACACTATCTCATTATAAGTTAGCTTTAAAGTTTCCATGAATGTGGCAATTTGCCCCATCATCGTCTCATTGCCTATCACTTTGGTATCGCCGCCATTCTTGCCACGCTCTCGGCTAAGGCGGCACAGACGAAAAAATCCTCTGCGGAGATTAGATTTATAACCGTTTCAAGTGCTTCTTTCAATTCCTTCATTGTCGCATCTTGAATCTCTGTATATTTATTCGGATCGTCAAAAATGAAAACAGACAATCCCTTTAGCAGATTCTCCAAATCTTCTTTTGCTTTATTCAGTTCTTCTTTACCTGTTGTGGTACGATCTATACAAGACAGATATTTTATTGATTTACATATAACAGCTATTGTAGGAGACTGAATGGTATATGCTTTACTTCCCAAAATGACGACTTTGAGGTCATCGCCTAAAATAGCGTTAGCGACTAAATTTGCTGCTTTGTTCATTGGATATTCATATTAAGCAAGAAAGGGACGGGCAGAATGTATCCGCCTGCCCCTTTCTGTTGTGATTCATTAATGGTACTTTAAATTCTCTTTAAAGTTTTGCCTTCAACATCAAACTGATATTCTGATGCAATGGTAGTCGAAACCTTCAAAGGAATGGCTGAAATAGCTAAACCAACGGCTCCATCGGTAGACGCTCCGCGCCCGATAACATTTGCTTTAGGGAAAATAATCGCTACATTATCATTAGATACAGCAACAACGCATTTATAACGCTGTTCCCCTGAGTTTCCTCTTTCCCAGCCTTTGCTATCATCTAATGGTTTACCACCCATCAATTCTGCCTTAGTGTCAAAGTCATAGGCGCCAATCGTCCAGTTTAGACTTACTGATCCTGCTTCAAAAGATGATCGGTATGTCTGTCCGGTCAATTCGTCCTTATACTCTGTTGTTGTACCGTCTTCTTCGGTAAACTCATATGTACCTTGATGTACATTGGGAACTTCTTTGAAAGAAGTAAACAATGATTCAAGTGTTGCATAAGTTGGAGCTGCTTCTAATGGCTCTCCATAAAGAATTTGCTTTACTCCAATCACGGATACTGTTCTTCCTGCCATATTCTTATTCTTTTACATTTAATACTTGAAATAATATTCTCACATTTACATAGAAACATTTTAAATCCCTGTTTTCTTCTATCCTTGTCGTATCGACCTCGTATGTATAAGATGTACCGTCGTAAGTAGAAGTGGCATGTAATTCCTTGACAGCCAACCTCTCTAAAGCATTAAGTCTTGTAAGAGGAGCTGTTCCTTTACGATCAAGATAAGGGATACAGATATTCACATGAACAAATCCTGCTTTCCAATAGGTGCCCGGCTCTACCGAATTAACGATAATAACAACTCGCTCGGACTTCACGTCTCCTTCGGGAACCGCTCCGTCTTTATACACCTTCTTGATTCCCAGTTTTTGGGCATCTTTATAAAGTATAGTCTGTATGTCTGTTGTAACTATCATTGCAGCATTGTCCTTACTGTTATCTCTGCATCATCAATCACACGTAATCCCTTGCTATTGACAAAACTTGCATAATCCATACCGGCAACGACAATAAGTGTGAAACCTTTCGATTTACAGGCAAGGCTTCTCGCATATTCAAGACCTTGTCGGCTTCCATCACTACCATCGCCGGACTTACCTCGCGCCCAAAACTGGACTGTTTTCTGCGCTTTGGTGGTGAAATATACCTTTTCGTAGTTTTCTCCACGTCCCTGAACCTGCTTAAATCCTCCCTCTTTGATTATCTTTCCATCCTGAGCCACCACATAGCCTAGCGAACTGCGTAGATTTCCCGTAATATTGTTATATTTTCCTTCTCTAACAGCCGTTTCATAAGCCCTTTCCCCCATCTCTACAAGATGAGCGAATACTTCGCTAAAAACTTCTTCAAAGAAGTTATCAACATCTGAAAAATCATATTTAGCAGTAATTATTCCAGCCATATTTGCCCATAGTTTAGATAATCCGTTGTCATAGGATTGATTACTATCCCCTCACCACGAAGAGAACCGTCAGCATTCAAAACACGAACGACATCTCCGGCATTAATTTTTACCTTTTCTGTCACAACACGATATTTGTAAGGGTAAGTAACACCATTAACTGTATAGGCACGGTCAGCACTCTGATCGTAACATTTACACTTACAAACTCGCTCCCAACTATCTCCGTCTGTACCCGGAATAGGATTGCCGTCTTCATCGTATTCGTATTCTTTTACGACTTTTTTTTCTAATATGTGAGGTGCATAATACATTACCAATACATTGAAGCGTCAGAGATTCTACTTGATAAAACATCCTCTATGCCTAATTGCTTACATAACAATGAATAATACACTTTGATACCGTCCTTATCCCAAGAAACAGAAAACCCACTCTCATTAACAGATGTAGGACGAGCCAGCAATGATGGAATAAATTCGGCAATAGCCTTATTTACTTCATTTATATTATCTTGAGCAATCTCACTTTCAAGTGATATAGAACTATTCAAAGTTATATCCACAAGATCGGCCTCCGACAATTCAATGCCGAAGGAACCGATCTTTTGTGTTATGTAATCAGCGACTTTCATTATCAATCAGGTTCTGTGTTCAACGACGCAATACCATTGATCTCCGTGATCACAGGCAAAGCAAATGTTTCAGCCTTTACAAACTCAACACCATTCGAGTTCTGAGTTTCACCTACTCCCCATTGAGCTACACGAATGCGACCATAGTTGGAATAAGTAACGCCGGGTTCAGGCCTTAATTCGTTATTGACATAGGCATTTTTGATTGTCCCCAAACTGCCGGAAGGAATAAAGACAAGGTTCTTTGCATTCCACGGATTGTAAGGGGTGAATGTACCATTGTTCTGAATCAAACACTGACGTCTAACCGGTTCCAAGACCGGCAATTCATTAGATCTCATAAATTCGTTGAGATCATTCAGCAGCAATGGGCTATTCTGCTTATCTGTTCCGAAAATTACCTGCTTAATCTTCTTGTTTCTAAGAATATAAGAAATTTTAGAAGGAGCAAGCAAGATGCGATCAAATACAACCTTATCAGAGAAAGCATCTACGATAGCCTGAATATCTGCGAATACGTCTACATTAGCAATGTTATCATCATTCCATTTCAGAGTAACCTTACCTTTATTTTCGGCAGGCATGTTATAATCGATAGTCGTTTTAACACCACCCTCAGGGTTATTCGTTTCATCCAATGTGGCAATACCTTCATTAGATAACGCCCCCATAGCGATGATATCCAGTTTTGCCTGTACGCCTTGTACCGGAGTTCTAACATTGCCCCACATCAGGTCAATAAGCTGTCTTTTTGCGGCTTCTTCCGGAATAGATTTGCTATCCAAAATTTGCAAAATCTTTCTGTAGTCGTCGATAGTCAAAGGCAGCGTAATTGCATGGTGGAGCACCTTTTGAGCAATAGTTTCAAGCCCATGAGTGCCCAATACCGGTTCTTTCGACTTGTCGTCAATTGTTGCAGCCGCGATAGTGACATTATACTTGCCCTTAATTTCTTCAAAGTTTAATCCAATGGAAGGATAGTCCCAATTGAAAAATCTCTCATAGAATACGTTATCAAACAGCATTTTATGCTGTCTTGATACTGCATCAAAACGCAATTGAGTTTGCCTTGTGAGCTCTCCAAAAAGAGAACTATACTTTAATCTTTCTGCCATAGTATTACTGTTTTACGTAAATAATATTAGGGTTGTTTTTCATACAGATACCCTGCATCCATGAAGCGGGTAATTGCACTGTATATCCCAAAAGGACAACTGCGTCATACGCAGCCGAAACAGTGTCTTGATCACTACCTGCCAAAGGTTCGGTGTCTTCACCAACAACAGCGTTTGGTTCATACTTGGCCGCAGAACTACTTGTAGCCGTCGCTTCAATAAGAACATCGTCTGCCGCAAGCCCCGAAATAGCAGACGACAATGTCAATACATCATAATCTGCATTTGACGTATCAATGGAAGATACCGTAACACCGGTTGTTTCCCCCTCCTTCATTACAATATCATTAATCTGAAATAAAGTTCCTTTAGGGACTCTCGGTTTTGTGGTTGTTCCGCCAGATACGACTTTTGCATATTTGGATACAGCCGCAGTAAGGGTTCCGATAACAATATGTAATGGCGTCCCTTTGGGAATTACTGTCCCTTTTGGAAAAGTCTGCAACAGTTTATATCCTCCAGGGAGGATTTTGGCTTCTCCACGCCAAAATACCGGCATGTTGCCAGCATAAGATTTACCTTCGAATTTAACTCCCATTTGTTTCTATTTTTTAATGGTTAATTTGCATCTGGAAGACCTTTTGCCCATTCTTCAGCCATTTCTTTAGATTTTTCCTCTGAAGTAGACAGAACGCCAGATGCGTTACTACTCTCAAGCCCTGCGGTAACAATGTTTTGCTTTACGACTGCCAAGTAAGAGTTAATTGCAGCCTCATCCATTTCCGGGGTGATGGCAAATCCCTCTTTGACTCTCCATTCCGGTATACCTAGTTCTTTCGCCTTAGAAGCGATCATATTAGCCCTTACAGCCTGCTGTTCCTTTGCTTTATAAGCATTAAGCTCTTCTTGAATGGGAAGCAGTTTTGCAGTAAGTGCGTCTTCAATCATCTTCTGCAAATCGGGTTCGTTTTTTTTCTGCTCGCCCCCACCAGCAGATTCTTCTTTCTTTTCCCCTTTTGCTTTATTGACAGCATCAGTTACCCGCTTATCAATACCACTCTGAAGAGAAGACAAGAATGTTTTTTGACCATCAACAACGGCCTGTAGATTTTCATCAGTTACAAAGCCTGTATTAGCAAGAGCTTCGGCCTGTCCCTTCAAGATTTCATCACTTAACCCAAGATTTGAATAATTCTGTTTTAAGGAGTTGAAAATTTTATCTTTCATGTTTGATCGTTTTTAATTCAGCATAAAAGTATTAAGTAGCTGATTGGGAGAGAAATATTTAACTTAATGAAATACGACAATAGACTCATTGTCGTAAAATTGTGCCACTTTATAACAAAAAACAATACCATATAAATAATAATCCCTGTAAGAAGAATAGGATTGTGTCTTCTTGCAGGGATTATTATATTCCAACCGACTGTTGCTTGTCACTGCTTGATCGGCTGCGCATGCGCCGGCACATCCTTTAAATCGTACGGTCCCGGTGTCATAGCCTGTATACAGAGGTACAATACTCCGTCCTGCGTGTAGTACTTGTTAAATTCAAGTGCCATATTTTGCTTATATGGAATAGGATCTTCTATCGTGCCGGAATGTTCTTCCGCGTCTACTATTTTCCACAGGCTTAGGGTAGCTGTGCTAGGCTTCCAGTTATCTTGTGTGAGATGGTCTTTAACACATTCCCAAAGGACATCTTCAACTCGGTATCGTTCACCGGTTTTGACGTTTATTCCGGTTTCCCATTCGGGGTATCGATCTTTGACCTGTAAGGCTTCCGACGGGGAAAGGTCATATGTATTTATCTCTTCTGTAGCTTCTTTATCCAGTTCGTCCAAAGCCAATAATCTGCTGAACTGCCTATTGATTACGGGTTGTTCTCCTTCTGGATAAGTCCATTCTTCACTATTCAGTAGTTCGACAAAAGACGGATCGCTAAAACTATAGCGAGGAAAATCTTCATCATCGAAGGGTGCAAGGTATTCCTCATGCAAGATTACCTTGCTTTGGTCTACACTCGTCCTCATTTCCGGTAGGACTTCTATTCCGTGGGACTTTGCCCATACGATGTTTACAATTGCGTATTTCATGTCATTTTGCTTTTAATGTTTGTAAATAATTATATGCTTTTATACAATCTTCCTTGGAAAGGACTGTAGGATAAATCGCTAAGTTTTTGAAAGCAATTTTAGTATAACTGTTACCTGAATATCCTATAGTTAAGAGATTTTTACTGGTAGATTCCGTTTCTTCATTATAAATAGATTCTTTCCAGTCTTTTGAATAAATCCTGCCATCAGAACAAATTGCATTAACGGTATTTTGATCGGGAATCAAATTATTTCTACCATTTTTTATGTTAATAAGTATTGGATTATAATTATAAATGACTATACTATCAAATTTTACAATACCAGCATTGTCATTTTTCCCTGTATTTATAAGCTCCCAATCTCCTATTACAGTCCAATCATTACCCATTTCAAATGTAGACGAAGTTATCTTATCATCCACCCCATCAGTAACCAGATAGCCAGCATATTCACCTTCTTCATTGTACCCGCTCCCTTCTGCAAACCCAAAATTCGACAGTACAAGATCATTACCATTGCCCGTAATGTTGGCAATAGTAGCACGATCTTCGTCCTCGTTGGTTTTGCCGGTGACAGTCCATGCCTGGTCGGGGAAGAGCCAAGGATAGGTTTTAACAAAGTAGTCTTTGATCTTGGTCAGTTCTTCTTCAGTGGCATCATGATCGAGAAATACAAGTTCCCAAATAGCGACATTACTATAACTTTTGCTCCATTTACCAACTTGTAATAAATTACTACCTTCTGTATTTGTTCCAATATTTAGTTTTACACCATCATATTGTTTAGAAGTTTGTGTTGCTAATATTCGAGAAGCTTGTATTGTAGTTGCCTTACCAAAACTCCAAGTATCCCTGTAATTATTACCTTCTAATATGAAAGAAGTATTTGATATACTATCACCGTTAGCAGTCAAATAAGCTGTTGATTTATCTACAAGATACTGTCTCAACGCCACAACCGTATATCCCTTTTCCTTAGTCAGAATAGGGAAGTTATCACAGGTACCGTAATCGTCTACTCCGTCAAAGACGAGTGCACCGGGATAAACATCACTAATACCTGAACCCTCCTTCCAAGCGAAATTCTTGAAGGATAAGAACCGACCTTTATGGTCCGCATCCTCAATCCTCGGATCGTCCATAGCCGCCATCATCTCGTTCGTCAGGCCTCCGAAATGCCAGCGCGTAACATCACCCGGAAGTTGCGGGAAGCCGTCGCCGGAACCGCCACCACGTCCTCCAAGTCCCAGCTTTATCCCTCTCAAGTCTATGCCCGAAAGATCAATGCTGGATAAATTGATATTCTTGAGAGTTATCATTGCAGTACATAGATTTTAGATGGTTCCGTTGTTGTCACGAGTCTTACCGTCTGTCCAGCTTTGCCTATTACCCCATTCTCCCAAAGCATGACGTTTCGGGAGGGATAAGCCGCGACCACCCAATTATCACCAGTAATGCTTCTTTCCAAAACAATATCGCCCTTATCTTTCAGTTCTACATGTAGAACGATATCGCTTGAATCAAGCGATATGGAATCCGATATATACTTATCTCCCTGCTTGCTAAATGTCACTTCCGTTGCCATAATATTTTAATTATCAATTTTGTGAATAAATATATCTTGTACCACCATTTAAGCGAGATTTTGACTTCTATAGTGCCAAAGAAGTCCTTACTTTTTATTGGAGTCAGACAAACCGGCATCATTATTTTCTTTATCACCTTCATTATTAATAGTTCTTTGTCGTTTTTCCTCCAATATCTTTCGTATCTCATCCTCTGGTTTATCCGTTATACTAAGCATTTTCACGGCTGTTTCAAGGGATATAATACCGTCGTTATACAATTTGCCTATCGCTGCCCACTTCTTATCTATATCTTCTTGAAATGGCTCGGAAAACTCAAAATCAATATCTAAAGCATCCAGCTTAGACCGTAATTCTATATGAGTTACATTCTTCATGATGGCCAATATCAGGTTCTTTTCCCGGTCTACCGCAATCTCATATATTTCCTTGCGATTGTCCCTTTTCATATAAGATGGAGCCATTGCACGCTTTAAAGCCTCTCCCGTTAACGTGCCCAAGCCTTTCGTGTTCTCCGGTGAAAAGTTAAAAGTAAAGGTGTCATTAAGGATAGATTCTTTCAGTATGTCTTTTTCAAATTTCTTGAGTTCAACGGAATCCGGTGGTGCTACATAATCGAACATACTATCTGGTCCGTGCATCCTAATAACTTCCCCCACATTATCTGGATCACTCAGAGAAGCCAACACATCTGCCGAAACTTTAGCTTTTGGATCTGCAAAATAGTTGACAGTATCGGCAGATTTTGAATCGACATACTCGTCCCTATTTATACGAGACTGTGCGCCCTCCCATTCTTTTTCCTGTTGATAATAGATGATATTTATTTTTCCAGTAGGATTAATTATAGGCAAAACTTCCCATCCGCGATCATTTTTCTTGCATCTATAAATAACCTTTGGAGTCTGAATATCGAAATGTTCTACCGTGTTTACTCCTTCTTTTAGATAATATCCATAACCGAAAGCTAGCATAGTCCCATATTGGTCGAAAAGAGGACGCAGGGTATACCCTAAAGATTTTGCCAGCAAAACAACTTTCACCTCCGCTTTTCCGGTTTCCTCGTTGCGGTAGATATGGTACAATTTAGCACATTCCGTCTCGGCGCCTGCTAAACGTTTAGCTTGACGCATGGTTGTGTTGAAACGGGTATCCTTCAAAAACTGAGTATATGCGTCAAAAGCAACATCTTGCACGTCGGGATCATTTTTGCTCCATTTTATCGGTTGCCCCAACAGATAAAACAATGCAACCTCATTTATGTAAGCCTGCCATCTACGAGGGAGTTTTTCCGTGATATATGGCTGTTTGTTCTTTCTGAGTTTATTTTTGCGATTCATTACATCATGGAGAGCAGGATCGTATTCTTTTATCGCCTCCATAACTTCCAAATCTCGATTTTGAAACAACTCCATCGCCCGACTTATATCTTTTTCTGCGATCAAAGTCATTAAGTCTTTGTTGGTGCTTGTCCCATTTAAAGATCCGCCCCTAAACAAATCCACTATGTAATTCAATATCGATGCCATATCTTAATTGTTAATAAATTCCTAAATCTTCCTTAGAATACTGGTGCGTAGTTAATACCTTACCGAGCAATTTCCCTATCGTATAATACCGAGAAGCGTCTATAAGATGGTTGTAAGCATCAATAGGCTCGTTTATAAATTTACCATCTTTATTTTGCTCATAAACGTAATTTTTAAGCTCTCGGATCAAATTGACAGACCTACGAGTAACGCATATTTTATACTCCATCATTTTAAACAAGCCTCCCATGACGGATCCTTTATATTTATCGGCGGGAAAGATAATAATCCCCGCATTAGCAATCTCCTGTATTAACCTAGGGTCGGCACTATCTGCGTAAACAAACAATCCTAGCTTCTTCAATTCTTTGATGATTTCGCTTGTGAGCATATGCGTCCGGTAACACTGCTCATCCAAATACAGCCTATTATCAAGTACCCCACATTTAACTATAGCGGTAGGGTCCGAACTGTATCCAAAATCAAGTCCGGCTGCAACAAACTTGGCTTGTTCTGGAAATTCATTCACTATTTCGTATTCGGGGAAGACAAGACCTTCTGCCATTGCCTGCAATCCTAATCCGTATACAGTCCACAACACTTTGTTCTTGTATTGAAGCGACTCTATCTCGTCAATAATAGTTTGTTCAAGAAATGGATTATCCTTGTAGGTCGAAATAAAGTGATATGTACGTGGGTCCTTGTTCAACTCACACAACCAATGTTCGTCCGAAAAGGATGGATTGTAATCAACAATGGAAAAATCGGTAGTACGCATAACGAGCTGTTGCCATTCCAGGAATGAAATTTCGTTTGCCTCATTGCAGTATAAGATATTTCGTTTACGACCTCTGATCTTCTGCTCATCATCTGTCGAGAAAAACTCAACAAATGAACCGTTCGGAAGTGTATAAATCATTTCAGACTTATTCATACATCTATTATCCCATATCTTATACTTATCCTGCATAATCTCTTTAAAATCGCGAAACACAGAACCTTTTAACGCAGGCAATGTCTTTCGGACAATGGATAGAGACTTTTTGTTTGTGAGGATATGAGATAATAGATAGATAAGGATGTTGTACGTCTTGCTACTACGCGAACTACCCTGAGCAGAGACAACCTTATAGCCGGAGTGGATGGCATTATCAACTTCTGTAAATATTTTAGTCGTTTTAATTATCGCCATGATCCGCGTCCTCCCTCTTATCAATGACCTGTATTACAAAACCACTTCCTTCTTCTTGTTTTACCTCTTGCTTTATAGGAGCATCCCAACCCAACAGCTTAGATAGCTTATCTATTGCATCAATCTTATTATAGAGCTTTAACTCATATCCTTTATCTGTTGATTTAATCGAAAGAATGGAACGTTGTATGCTTGACGGTAATTTAGAGATATCTTTGATCAGGATTGTTGTAAACATCTCATTAGACTTTACCTCCAACGCGTCGACAATATTGGCACGAGCAATATCGGCAAGAATCCCTACCGCTTCGTCTTTGGTTATATCAGACCGGTTTCTCATTTGAGACTGGAGCTCTCTTATCCTTAGGGCAACCTTAGGGCTGTTCAAGAGCTTCGAAGACTCTACCCAAATTGCATTGTCCGACTTACCATTACATCTATATGCCCGTCGATAAGCCTCAGAAGCGTTTCCGCATTCGAGGTAGTAGTTGCAGAACATTTCTTGTTTTTGTGTCAACGCCATGCTTTTTATAATTGATTGAGCCAAAATTAAATAGCATATATCAACTATAGAAGAGATCATTACAAATATTCACGACAACCAAACCATTGTCGTGAATATTTGTAACTAATGAATATTATCCAATCGATTCATTATTTCAATGTATATACGATGTATATCTTGCCTAAAGTATTTATATAGCTGATAAGATAGATACAACCCATTTAAATTATCGGAAATAGTGGATTTCCCATTGAGACCAAATACTTCAGCAAGTTTATTCCTTAATCCCCTTTTCATTTTTCCGTCGGCAAGAGCACTGGGAGAATACAAAATTAAAATTATGAAAATGAATTTCTTTCTTTGGGGAACATTAGCGCGAAAAATTTCTTGTTGGGAAACAATATCCTTAAACCATCCATATAACGTAGGAATCATATCCAAGTCTGTCAAGATGGGCTTAGTTAATTCTCTTTCTCTTTCTGATAATCTTGCTTTTTGATCCCTGATAGATCGTATTTCAACGATTTTACTAAACACGCACGGCTTCTGTTGTAAAGACATAATAATCCATTTTAAATTAAGCCGTTTGCACAAAATTACAAATTAATCCTCATATCAACAATACACTGTTGATAAAATATCTTTTCGTAGTTACCTTTGCCCGAAAAACACCATGAGCGAAGAATTAAAACAGCTAATAGCCTGGTTTGAAAACTACCAAGTGACGTTTAACGAGATCCGGTTAAGCGAGTGTGAGAATATATTTGATCTGAGCAAGTACATTGATGTGCATGTCAGATCGGTTAAGAGGAATTGGGATAATCCGACCTTTGCAAGTGATATACTGAGGTTGCAGAGGCTTAAGAAGGTGTTGGAGGAAAGAGGATAAAAATAAAGCCGGAGGTTATTCCGGCTTTTTATTTTTATTCAAAGGATCATGTTTATCGACATCTTCGACAAGGATATTATGCTCTGAAAAATATCGATCTCTCGCAAGAATTGCTATAACCTTCATGTAAGGGACGATATTAACACCCGTATTATAGGCATCTAATTTAATTTTATCTATTTCTTCTGGCTGCAAAAACTTTTCCGGATAAACCACAGCCTGTTGGATTAGAAATTCTTGTATATCATAAGGATTCTTATATTCCAACTTGTCTTCTATAAATTCGTCTATACGAAGCCAGTTCTTTTCAAACATTTCACCTACGCCTAACCTCTCCATCATCTCTCGACCTGCATCTGTTATAGATAAAGGGCTATGAGATTTTGTGTAAGGATCGATAATCAATTTATTCCCCTTTTGGGCTAATTGATCCATCGTTTTTTGGATAAATCCAAGAGTTGTTTCTATCCGCTCTATGGATCTACTTGTTTCATTGTGAGTTCTTGAATGTTGTTCAATTTCTTCTTTTCGTCTTTCGCAGGGAAGACTATCTACTTTTTTGCGGGTATCCTCCACTTTTGCATAATATACAGCAGCCTTCCATGAAAAATAGCCAGTAACACAAATAGCTGCTATCCAAGGAAAATTTTCAAGAAAATATGTAACTACTGTTTCAATCATATTCTTTATAGCTAGACTCCTTATACAACAAAAACAGCCTATAAAACCGAAAAGTTCTACAAGCTGTCAAATATCTCTATATAACAAAGCCTCTGCCAGGGCTGATTACCTAACGAGGCTCCTTATTCATTTTCACAGTGCAAAATTCGCTCTTTCATTCCAAATAGGCAAAAAATTTAACACTTTACTCATATGTTTTATGGCATGTTAGATTGTTTGAGCTTCCATATTAGTAAAATATGGAAATAAAAACACCTAATTTATTCATCTAAGCTGATGATATCATGCAAAGCCATGACCTTATACGCGGCTGGCCTTCCTTGTGCCGTTAGGATCATGACATCAACATAGTATGCACTTTTTATAGGATTAATATCAGACCTCAAAATCTCATCCTCTAAGACCTTAGAATCGAATAAAAGAGCTAAAGCCTTGCTTGATATAGCATCGATTATAGCCTTATTCCCTACACCCTCTCCTTTCCTTACTTGGTAAATGGCCATTAATTGCTTCTTGTATACATCCCCATTGTCGGAAACAGACCTTATTTCTTTTTGTTCATAATCTGATTTGTTTTGTATGCCATTCCCCTCAATATAGTTAAATGTACACCCGCTATATAATATGGAGTCAACATTTCCACGTATGACCTGAACAGACATAACACCATTTCTATCATTAGCTGGGACCGAAACCATGTCATGCACATTCCTTAGATCAGCAGGCGTTAACTCCGGCTTAAAGGAAGCTCCCTTCACATAATAATCGTATATGCTTCTTATGTGTTTCGCAAAATCAAGAATCAAGTTCGAATTTTCCACAAAAGGGATAATACCCATAGTAGCCAATTCAACAAGGTGAATATCAATACTACCTTCAATGATTTTACTTACGTATAATTTGGCATTCGCCTCTTCTTTGGATTTCCCGTTTTTCTGGGCAAAAGACGCAAACAAAGCTCCAAAGGCATTCATCGTCTTTGTAAAGTCTGCGACTTCAACAGGCTGTGAGTTCTCTATATGAATCCTTAATATGTCTTGTTTGTTCTCTTCCATGAAGATTTTATTTTGATATGCAAATATACTATTTTCCTATCAAATCACCTTCTCCCCTACATCCTGTATTCGCAGGTGTAGGACTTGCCGGAGTGGTGGTAGTGCCAGAGGAAGAGAGGCCGCTTCACTTTATCTATAATATTGCAACGGAGGCGCGTTTAAGTTGATCTCCAAGTTCGGATAAAGCAACAGAAAACACCTTCAATTCATCCGGGGTAAAATCAGCCGGCTTGCCGTTTACCATATTGCCGTTTATACGCTGGTACAACCATTGGCGAGACTTGCCAAAATAATGCTCTGCAATATATGACATAGAAGCAAATCCAAGTATATTGTCAAGTTTTTGTTTACGATCAATAATCTTTGAGATTTTTTTAGCTTCATCTATGGCCTCTTTTGCGCCTTCTCTATACGCCTGTGCGAACTCTTTCTTTTCTACCGAAGACAACGAAGCGAGAAAGGCTTTAAATCGCTTGTCATATTCTGCCTTTTGCTCTTTCGTATTTACCAAAGCAAAATCGGCCTTCCATCTCTTAAGTTCTAATTTCACGTCCATGATAGTGTTGTTTTTAGTTTCTTGAAAAAGGTAGCCCCACTATGGGGGACTACCGCTTTCTTTCAGCTTGTTTTTGGCATCAATCAAATCGTCTAACGCATCATTGACACTTCCTTCAAGCTCCTCGTCCGAAATCCAGTCGGTTTCCCGAATATCATCCCAGTAGAGGGAAAAGAAGCTAAGGTCTTTTTCCGCAGCTTCAATCCGAGCCTTTAGCTCTTCTTCGTCATCATACATTGTGCACTCTGTCTTATGACTATGCAAATATAATAACCTTTTGGTAATTATTCAATAATCGGGAAACTTTTTTAAGTTTTTCTTTGCCGTTTCAGAAGCCTGCGGAGTTCGGACATAAAAAAGCCCCGATAAAGAGACCGGGGCTATATGTTACATTTGAGTTATATTCTAAATTAGTATTTTTATTTTTTCTTATATTAAGTCTACCATTCTTCTTCCGTATATCCTTTGGCAGCTTCAGATATTTCTTTTATTGTATTATTTATATACGCCTCCAATTCTTCTACAAACTTTTTGTCTTTGACTTTTCCTTTATCATTAAATAAAGACGCACTACCCATAAACTTGCCAATTCCTCCACTAAAATGGTATTCTGTCTTATCCTTACCTACGCCAGATGTTTTGTCCGCTTGCATTTTATTAATAACAGGAATATCAAACCTAATTCTATTATCTTTAAAATATACAACTAAATTCATGTCTATTTCCCCATAAACCTTCATGCCCATTACCTTCGACAATAAAAAAGCCTCACTATCAAAAGAATGTATATTTATCATTTCGCCTTCCATTTTATTAGCTACCGCATCAGGATTTTTATAATGGCTCAGGACATACGAGTTTACTCCTTTATATAAATCCATCGCAGTTTTACCTTCAATAGACACAACATAATAAGGTTTGCCATCCTCTGTTGTTAATCCATCCTTAGTTGCTTTAAACTGAGCACTAACATTAATAGACAAAAACAATGTTAGCATAAATAAAATCTTCTTCATGTTTCTTTAGTTTAAATTAATACAGGGCACTAAATTATGCAAAAAACAGAACTCAGCCCAAGCTATTCAACAAATTTTCTATATCTGAACGTGATTTTATTTCATAAATAGTCCCTTTTGCCTTAATGAAGCCGGAAATTTCGCTTTCTCCGGGGGATTCAGTGAACAGTTCCCATACTTCAACATTTAATAAATTTGCTATTTCTTGCAGTCGCTTCAAAGAAGGATTACCACTTTCTCCAATAGCTTTATACAAGCCAACTTCTGTCATCCCTAATTCAGTCGCTAAATCTCTTCCAGTCCTCCCTCTCGCCTTTAATATTTCCTTTACTCTCAGTTTATACATAATATTCATATTTTTTTAAAAGCAAAAATACAAAACTATTCTATCAGTTTATATAAAAACTCAAAAATATACTACGAATTTATATTATTTAACACAAAACAATTGCACAACATAAACCAACAGTATATATTTGCATCAAATAACAACTATCAGTTTATAATTATGGAAGCACCGAAGTACAACAAAAGTAGAATCATGAAATCAGCTTGGTCAATGTTCAAGGCTGGCAAGAAGTACCGCAATCACGTATTGACGTTCGGAGAATGCCTAAAAGAGGCTTGGAAGGACGAAAGAAGTTCCTATGACAAGGCGATGAAGATGTACCAGCTTTTCAACTTGAATAAGAAGCAATGCGAAAGCCGGGATGCTAAACGCAATGTTGGTACTTGTTCTATGGCTTTTATGGCTAACACACTGACAAATTACTATGCTAACAATAGATATAATGGAGATTAATATTATGACAACATTAGATGTACTGAAAGGAATCCAGCGAATCATGATTGAGAAACTGATCGCAAAGAGTGACATTATAATATCTGTCTCTTCTCGGCCAGAAAGATCAGAGTTATCCATATATGTGCAGAATACTTCCTATGTGGTTCTGGCGCATGAAATATTTATCGACGATACCGGGATTGACTTTAAAGAAGAAAATCGAAAGGCGTACGTTCGAATTTGGGAAACAATCAATAAGCATACAAGAATATCTGTCGCTTCATAATATTGCTACATAAAACAAGATAAATCTGCATGTTGGGGCTTCGTACTCAGCGTATCACGTTTGGATGTCCCGCCGGCGACATTACCGGCGGGTTATGTAAAATTGAATATATAATCTAAAACCGACTTATTAACCTTGTTAATAATCGAAAAGTCCTTCTTTATATACAAATCTGTAACTGAAAGGTTCTTATCAACATGGTTCAAGGCTTCATCTATGGTTGACTTATCAGTATTCAAATCATTTCTTGCTATCGTGGCCCAAGAATGGCGGGCTGCATAAAATTCAAGATCGGGAATACCAATCTTTTTTCCAACAGCTTTCAATCCTTTATTTAGAGCGGCATTAAATGTCGACTGATCGGCATACATTTGATAAAACCTAAAAACTCTTTTTCCTGTTTTATCCATGTACTTTTTAATTATGGGCAATATGAGGGGATGTATCTTTATTCGAATCTTTGCGTTGTCACTTCTGCGATCCTTTGTTTTAGTCCGACAATATACAATTTCGCTATTCTCGCATATTTCCGCATTGTACAAATCAACAGAGTTCATTCCAATAAGACAGAATGATAGTATAAAGCAGTCCTTTGCCAGATTATAACGATTTTCTTTATTATTTCCCCTACTTGTAGTGTCATAGGGCAATTTTATTATCTCCCGGACAAGATCAGCACTAATCGCTCTTTTTTCAGCAATATTCTGACGAGGAACCTTATATCTTGAAAATGGAGAATAAGGTATCAATATCCTTTTTGCATCTTCGTCGTTGTATTTTTGTTTCGCATAAAAATAAACATGCCTCATACTGCCAAGATACAAAGACACCGCACGGCCTTTCCCAAGATAAGTCTCATATTTTTCCAGAAAAGCAACAGTTATTTCCGAAACATCCAACCTATCCCTTCCTATGAATTTAATAAGAGAGTTTAGCGCCGATCTGTAATTTTTCAAACCTTTCTTATCCGCATTCTCATCTATGTAATCACGAAACACTTCTATAAAATCAATAGAGGCTATTTCCGGCTCACACAGATAATCTGCCAATTTATCTATAGTCATGGTATTAATTGCAATAGAAAGTTCATTTGCTTTTTTTCTGTATAGCCTTATCAAATCATCTATCTGATCTAATACTTTCTGGTTTTTGATTTTACCTGATCGCGTCATATCATCTTTGGTGATATAAATGCCAGTCGGCAATCTTTTCAACTGTCTGTTATGAGTGACAAGTATCTTTACATTAAAAGTACCGTCCTTCCGCTGCTTTTGTACTTCATGCTTAAATGTGGCCATACCTCTATATTTTTGCGAAACTATTGCGAAACATTTTCAAGCAAAAGTAGCGATTTCAAGCAAAAGTAAGCAAAATAAAAGCCGTAAATCTATAAAAGAAATACGGCTTAAACTTCTAAAATATTGACTTTTAGACTTGTGACCAGGGTGGGATTCAAACC